CGGGCGCCCTGTTCACCGTGATCAGCCTCGCGTGGCTGCTCACCTACCACCACCGGGGCACCATCGAGACGCTGTACGCCGCCGCGGCGCTGCTGATGACGCTCATGGCCATACAGGTGTACCGGCGCGCGCCTGACATTCCCCACCATCTGCGCCTCGTCCGCCCCGCCCGCCGCAAGATCAGTTACGAACTCGGCCAGCCGGCGCGACTGCAGGTGAAACTGGAGCACCGCCGGATCGCGCATGAGTACCGGCCGCTGGGCAAGTTCACGCTCACTGTCCACCGCCGCGAGGCCGCCGTCCGTGCGGCAACGGTCGTCTTCCCTGACCACCGGATCCTGTCCGGGAAAGAGCAGGAGGCCCTGACGCATGTGGTGACGACAGCACTGGCGCTGCCCGCCGGGTCGAGAGAAGACTGGCGGCAGCGCGGCAGCCAGCATGACGCCACCTGGACGCGCTGCGAGCCGCCTCCACCGTTCGTGTCGCTCGCCGACATCCGGCGGTTCATTGATCGCGCCGCCGAGCATGAGGTGATCCTCGGCCTGGATGCGGGACGTGAGCCGGTCAGGGTATCCCTGCACGTCGACAACCCGCATCTGGGTTTCTGCATGAAGAGCGGCCGGGGAAAGTCGCAGGCTGCGGGTGGTGCCGCTGCGCAAGTCCTGTACCACGGCGGCCAGGTGGTGTTCCTTGACTGGAAGCTCACTTCGCACATGTGGGCGCGTGGCCTGCCGAACGTCGCCTACGGCGGCACCATCGAGGAGATCCACCTGCTGCTGTGCTGGCTCGCCGCTGACGACTACGACGGCGACGGGAACGTCATCCGCAAGTGCGAGCTGACACGGCGGAAGGAGATCGTCCGCGCCACCGGGAACCTCGCCGGGGAAGTCCCAGCCGGGGTGAACCTCGGCCCACGCACGCTGATCGTCGCCGAGGAACTCAACGCGCTGCAGGGGCAGCTGAAACGGCTCTGGCGCCGCATGGGCGGCAAAGGCCCCTCGCCAGCCGCCGAGGCGCTCGATGAGCTGATGTTCACCGGCCGTGAGTTCCAGATCCACGTGCTGCAGATCGGGCAGCGCCTGTCCGCTAAGGCCACCAGCGGCAGCGGCTCGGCTGACAGCCGGGAGAACCTGGGCGGGATCTTGTTCTCCAACCCGTCTGACTCAACCTGGGATCTGCTCACCGATCGTGCGCCAAAGCCGCCGGCGTCGGCTCACCCCGGCCGGCACCAGTGGTTCACCAACGACACGGTCACCGAATTGCAGGGCGTCATGTACGACCGGGACAAGCTGCGCGCGGCGGAGATGATGCGGGAGCTGGCGGTCGCCGGGACGGTCGCGGGACTGCCACTGGACATGCCGTGCGTGACGCGGCCGGCGGCTGTCGCAGTCCTAGTCTCAGGGGGCGAACCACGCGCCATGGATGCCCCTGACCAGGGGAATGTCGTAGGACAACCGGCGCTGCCACCCGCCAGGCCGCCGGGGACAGTGACCTTGCGGGAGGCCGTCGACGGCCAGATGTTCCCGTCGCTGGCCGCGGCACGCAAGTACGCGCAGCGGAACCTTGAACCGGTGGGGTCCAATGGCGCGGCGCACCTGTACCGGATCAGCGATCTAGCCAAAAGGGACAAGTAAATGCCAACCCGGGATCTGGACAGGAAACGCGAGCGAGAGCGCCGGTACCGAGAGGCGAACCGGGAGAAACTGCGCAAGTATCACCGTGAGTACAAGCGCTCCTGGGACAAGGCGAACCGGGAGAAGACGCGCAGTTATCAGCGGCGCCATGATCTGAAACGCCGGCACGGGCTCGATGCAGCCGCGCTGGCGGCAATGTGGCAGGCGCAGGGCGAACGCTGTTATCTCTGCATCCAGCCGCTGGCCCTCTCCCAGGTTGTCATCGATCACGACCACGCCTGCTGCCCGCCGAAGTTCTCCTGCACTTACTGCCGACGTGGGCTCGCATGTAACCGGTGCAACTCGCTCATTGGCTACGTGGATGAGGACATGAACCTGCTGCGGGTGATCGCCGGCAACCTGGACCGGGTATCAGCCGCGACTAGGCACCGTACTGCCGCTAAGCCGCAGCAAACTGAACTGGAGGCGACCCGATGACAGATAGTGACACGCGCGTGGAGACGTTCAAGACGATCCCCGGGTTCTCCTGGTACGAGTTCGGCGACCGCGGCACCATCCGCTCAATCGACCGGACCGTCAACGGGAAGCCTTACCGGGGCACCACGCTCAGCCCGAGCAGCCAGAACCAGGGATACCTGAAGCTCGGTATCGTCCACGACGAGTACGGGAAGGTCACCCGCACCGTCCACACCCTCATCTGTGAGGCGTTCCACGGGCCCCGGCCGCCTGGGCTGGAGGCGCGGCACCTGAATGACGACCCGCTGGACAACCGGGCGGAGAACCTGGCGTGGGGCACGAAGGCGGACAATGTGGCCGACCGGATGCGCAACCACCCGGCCACGCCGAAGCCGCCTAAAGTGTGCGTCCGCTGCAGCCAGCCCTTCGAGGGCAGCGGGAAGCGCTGCCATCCGTGCGTGACGGAGATCGGCGAGAAGGCGGCGACCCTGCTGGAAGCCGGGGTGGATCTGGACGAGGCGTGCCGCCGGCTGAGCTATCCGAGCGAGACCGGGCTGCACAAGCTGGCGCGCCGGTACGGCGGCTACGGCGTGTCATCACAGCCCGCTCCGCCGCTGCCATCACAGACGGTGACGGACCGCCGGGGCGCGCTCGCTACCCTGCGTGACAGGCTGCGGGGCCAGCGGTGATGACAGAGCGTGACCAAAGGAGAAGGACCAGAGGAAACCCCGCACGGCTCTTCGAGGCGCTTCGCGCCTCTGTTCCCCCTGGTCATGGGACACGTAGGACATCGGCGTCACACCCTGTGACAGTTGACGGAGGGTGACGGGTGGCGTGGCAGTGGGTGTTACTGGGAGTAGCCGTCGTCGTCTTCGTTGCGGCTGGGTATCGTCGCTCGCTGTCACGGAACGACACGCGGGCCTGCCACCACTGCGGCGGCGGCGGGAAACACCGCGCCTGGGTGTGGAGGTACGCCGCTGGCCCGTGCAAGGCGCGGACGTGGCTGCCACCGCGGGCCGCGTGTGACGGCGGCCGGGTGCCCCGCTACGGTCGGCGGGTGCTCGGCCTCGATAAGGAGAGATGACTATGAATTGGAAGCCAGGAGATCGGGTGTGGGTGAATCCGACCACGGAGCGGAGTGACTTGGTTCAGGCCACCGTCCGGGAGGTTGATCCAGACGGAAGGCCCGGGGTGCTTCTGGACCTAGACCATCCGATCCGTGGCCTATCCACCTGCACCGCCACTCACGCCGAGTTGCGGCCTATTGACGTCGATGACGATGTGTGAGCCAAGCAACCTGCGCGAGTTCTGCACCTGCGCCGTGATGGGCCGCGCGGCGTCCACGTTCACCGGCGCGGCGGGGCTGGCGCTCGTCGCGGGCGTGGCGCTGGCTGGCCGGGCTGCCCCCGTGATGCACGAGGCGGGGCACCTGCTGCTGCTGTGCGGGGTGGGAGTGACTGCCGCGGCGTGGGCGGTGCTGGGGGTGACGCTGACCGTCAGCAGCTACCGGATGCGTTCACGGCCAGATGTGGCGGGTGAGCCACACAAGCACCTGCAGCAGCGCCGCGTCCACCAGCACGAGGCCGAGGCCCACGAGGAACCACAGCACGCGGTGCTCCGGGCGCCGTGGCCTGGGGACGGGCGCCAGGTGCTGCGTGGCCGGGGCCTGGGTGATGGTGTCAGCGTCGGCGAGAGGCATGGGTGAACCCGTCCGGGAGGGCGTGGAAGGGCGGCGAACGCCGCTGGGTATGACCCTACCGGGCTTCCCCTGAACGCAAAGAACCGCCCCGCCCCCGGCTGTGCGGCGCGGGAGGCGGGGCGGTCCATGACAGAAAGCGCCAGCAGGCACCCTCGTAGCGTCTTACACGGTAGCAGCCGGCTCTGTCACCCGACCCAGATGCGCACGCCGGGCGTGTTGCCCGACGGGCCGGGTAGCGGCGCGTTCCAGTCGCCGGCGGCCACGTAGGCGGCCTGGCGGGGCTGGGAGAACCCGTTCGGCTGGTTGTGGAGGACGGTGAGCGTGAGGCTGTGCACGACGGTGCAGCCGTGGGCGTTGGCGAGTTCCCGCCACGACTGCTGGCCGTTAGCCTCAACCTGCCGGGGTGCGGCCGGTGGAACGTGGACCGGCACCATGGACACCTCGCGGAGCCATGTGGACGAGAACATGTTGGTGTCGTAGAACGTGCCGGGTGCGAACTGGGCGCCGATGATGGGGTAGGGCCCGGACGCAGCGACGATCTCGGCGATGGCGTTGGCCTGGCTGAAGTCCCACCGGGCGACCCACAGCCGGGGGCCGTTGTCCACCCCGCCGGCCTTGAGGGCGTCCACCAGCGGCGTCACGTTCGATGCGCTGGTGTAGATGGCGGGGAGCCGCTGCCCGGGGCGGGTGCCGGCGTCCCAGGAGCCCTGCGCCATCCGGTACCAGTGGGCGGCTTCGCCGTTGGTGGCGGCGCCGTTTTCGACGTCGAGCACGTCTGCGGTGAGGTCGCTGCTGGCGGCGTCCTGGTCGATGCGGACGGCGCCGGGGTGGGCGGCCCAGTCTGCTGGCGTCCACCTGATGTCCGGCGACCCGGTGGTGTACCCGGCGGACTGGCCGGCGGGGAGGTGGGAGACGTTCGCGTGGATACTGTCATGGGCGACGGTGATCGCCATCAGATGCCTTTCGCTAGACTGACCGTGACTCCCATTAGGGGGATCGCTCAGGGATGGGTGTGCGGGTGTGTGCCTTGAGTCCCGCCCGGCGGCCAGAGCCGATCTGACTGGCTCCCTGATCCCCCGCCAGCGATGGAGTACCCCGGTCCTGTAGCACACGCAGGGCCGGGTCTCTCATGCTGTACCTGCCATGGAGCGGGCACCGCCTGCTGAAGCCAATGCCCTCTCTCGTCGCATTGCTTATTGCAGTTAGGCATGTGCGCGTAGCGGCCGTCATCAAAGTGGATAATCATGATTTCTGCCGGGAGTTGGCTGCCTGGTCGGCGAGTTCGGCGGCGATGCGGGCGACCAGGTCCGCGCCGTAGTCGTCGCCGAGCGAGATCAGGAACCGGCGGGCCGTCTCCTCATCGCTCATGTCAGCCTCGCTAGTCTGGTGGTGCAGCGGGTCCTGGTACCGGGTGACGCGGACGGCCAGAACCGGCGGGGTGGAGACACCCGGCCTATCCCGCGCAGGCGGCCCACACAGCCGGACTTGGGGGACCGTCCCCGCTGCCTCATGGCTTTACGACCACGTTCGACGGCTCCACGGGCGCCACGGTGGCCGGGCGCGGGGTGTGCTTCGCCATGTACCCGGCGGCGAACGCGAGCACAGCCGGGGTGAGGGTGTAGATCCACGACGCGAGCACCGGGTCCACGTCGCCGTGGAACACGAACCGCTGCAGCAGGTAGATGGTGAGCCCAGCGACCGCCGCCGCCGCGGTGGACGCGCTTACCTTGGCTTCAACTGGGGCCATGTGGTGCTCCTTAACTCGCCGTTGGCGCAGCGGCGCGTTTCGCGACGGTTGCGGTATCTCACGGCCGCCTCCTAAGTGGGCATGTTGCTGTGGGGGCTGGTGTGCGGGTTCACCGGGCAGGGCAGTGCGAGCTTGAGACAGTCGGTCAGCAGGTCCGTCAGGCCGCCGTCACCCGCTTGCCAGCCGTCGAGGAAGTCGCCGTGCGCCTGGTACCACGGCATCTCCGTCCCACCGGCGGCCTCGAACCCGAACGCCGGTGCGACCTGTGACCCGGCTGGGCACACCGCGCCGGGGCAGGGGGTGACGATCCCGGTGTGGAACCGGACGTTCAGCAGCGGCAGGACCCGGCTGAACGGGGCCACGCACTTAGGCCCGAGGACGTTACCTGCCGGGTAGGCGAAGTCCGCGGGCGTGGTGCCGGTGCCGTCCCAGCAGCGGGGGAAGATGACCCGCAGCACGATGCCGTCCTGGTCGGCGTTCCCGCTGGTGCTGATCCAGTGCGTGCAGTCGTACGGGTACTGCTCAAACGGGGAAGAGCCGCCGCACGCCCACGCGATGTTCCCCACGGGCTGTGGCCCGGTGGCGTCGTGGCTGCCGCCGACCGCTTCCTCGCCGGCGGGGATGACGGTGAGCGCGGCCCGGGACGCGCCCTGCAGCCCGTAGTAGGCGCGGAGGTTGGTGTAATGGCACACCTGTGTGCCGTCCGGCTGAGTGCTACATGGCATCCCCGCCGGGCTGTAGGTCTGCGTCTCACCCGCATGCAGGAGCAGGGTGGGCGCCCAGTACGCGGCGGTGTCGGTGGCCGTGGTGCAGGACGTCGCACCGGGCCCGGCGGCTTGCAGACTGGCCGGGGTGGAGTTCTCGTCCAGGCCGGTGGCGCCGAAGAAGTCGTGATAGTGGGCGGTGGTGGTGCTGCCAGGGTCAATGATCGGGTCGATGGTGGCGCTGGCCCGCGATGGCAGGCAGTGGATCCAGAAGTTGTCCGTCGCCGCTGCGGCTGGCTGCGCCTGCGCGAAGACGGCCCCCGCGGCCAGGGCCAGTGCCGCCGCGAGGCAAGCGAGGCGGCGCATCACGCGACTCGCACGGGCCACGCCGTACGGCAGGTGATCGTCGGCGCACCAGTGGTGGCAGCCCACTTCGCCTGGAAGGTGAGCGCCTCGCTGACGGTGGAGTCGGCGGTGATGGCGGCAGACCCGTTGCCGGAGGAGACGCCGACCGTGTTGTTCGCTGCCGTGCCTGGGATGATGTTGTTCGTGATCTGGGTGGCGTTGAACTGCCAGCCCACGTTCCAGGAACCTGAGGCGCCGGGGGCGTTGACTTCAAGCCAGACGGCGGCGTTCCACCGGAACGCGGCGGAGATCGCGAACACGGTGGCGTCAATCACCTGCGCGGACCCGATCGTGACGCCACCGAGCTGCGGCTGAAGTGACAGCGCCTGCTGCGTCGATCCCCATGTGCCATACCCGAACATGGTGAACTGGTAGATGCTGCCCGCCTGTGCGTCGGCGCCGGGGACCGTGTAGCTCGCGAGGTTCGTGAAGGCGGCAGCGGTGACGGTGACGGCGGACGTGGCCGCCAGCTGGCCGCCCATCTGCCGCCACGTCCCCGGTGAGCCCCCAGCGGAGCAGATGAACACCTTCCCGTAGATGTCCACCACGAAATCACCAGTGGCGTAAGGGCCGGCGGTGGGAGCACCGCCGAGGGTGCCGCCGATCCACCGGGCTGGCCAGTCGGCCCCCGGCAGTGCCGCCGGTATCCCATCCCGCGCGAAACTGGGCACCTACATCACCGCCCATCCTGCGCCGAAACCCGACGTGGCAGCAGCAGCACCGACGGGGAAATATTTGTGCGCCGCGGCGGTGACAGTGGACACCGGCGGCACCACCGTGTCTGTGCTGGCACCCTCGAGCGTTTCCCCGCTGCCAGCGGCGACGGTGACGTTGCTGCCGGTAACGGCGCCGCCCATCTGGAAGCCGCTGGCCGGTGCGTTCTGGACGACGATCCAGTGCCCGATAGCTATACCAGATGGCAGTGTGATGGTCACGGCGGCCGTGGCGGTGTCCACTATGTAATAAGTGTCCGCCGCCGCGGTCAGGGAAGCCGTGCTGGCGGAATCGACGTAGACCAGGGTGAGCGCTTGCAGGTAGCGCATCAGAAACTGCTCCATCCTGGCGTCGGGTAGAACCCCGGCGCCGAGGCGGGGAAATACTGCCGCCGCTGGCCGGCGGTGAGCGTGTTCGTCGTGATCAGATCGATATATTCCTGCGTGTTCCCCGACGCGTAAGCGGTCACGATCACACTGTTGGCCCCGGACACGTTCTTGAAGATCACCCAGTCGCCGGGCTGGCACGACGCGGCCGGTGGCAGATTCGCGGTCACCGATGCCGCGGTCGTGTCCACCCGGTAGAACACGCCCGGGATGGCGGTGAACGAGGTGACCCCGGTGACGTAATACACCCGCAGGGCGCACAGCTGGCTCATCAGAAGCTCATCCATCCGGTGCCAGCCGCGGCACCTGCGGGTGCGCCTGGCATGAACCAGCGGCCCTGTCCCTGCTGCGACAGGACGACGCCCGCGGTCAGGCCGTTGACTTTCTCACCGGTCACCGGGGCGACGGTGACGGTGTTCCCGGAACTGTCGACCCGTTTCACCACCAGTGCCGACCCGGGCTGCACTGAAGCGGCTGCGGGGAGCTGCATGGTGATGTTGCCACCGGCCGCTGATGCCAGGTGCAGTACCCCGGGGACCGCGGGGAACGTGTTCGCCGCGGCGGACCATTGCACGAACTGCTGGATCAGGCCGGGGGTGATGTCCACGGCGGTGACGGCGGCTACCAGGTTCGCGACCGTGATCTTCTTCGTGCTGCCGGTGCCGGCCTGCGTGAAGTCGTGGACGTCGACGATCGGCAGCAGGTCATCCGGCTGCGTGGTGGTGAGGGCGGTGTAGTCGGTGATGCGCGCCATCAGGAGATCCGCTGCGCGGTGAGGAACGACTGCGCTTTGACGTGGGTGTTGGTGGTGGGGTTGGCCGTGTTCTGCGCCCAGCTGAGCCGCAGGCTTCCCGCGGTGCTGGTGGTCTGGAGGAGGCCCTGGACGCCGATGACCATGATGGTGCCGGTGCCGCTGGTGTTGGCGGTGACGGTGTCTCCCCAGCTGAACGCGAACGCCCCCACATAAGACGCGGACAGGTTCTGCCTGGCGGCGGCGTACTGCCCGGACGCGCCGGACGGGATGGTGAATGTCCATTTGATGTCGGATGATCCGGCCGCGGGCCCGTCGTAGAAGATGACACCGCCGATGTAGTACGAGGCGGCGGCGACTACGGGCAGGAGGAGGTCGGGGTCACCGGTCATGCTGGTCGTGTTGACGCGGCCCGTGTCGGCGGGTTTGATGACGGCGAGCGGCACAAACCAGGTGTTGACGTCTGCACTGGCGAGGACTTGCCCGACCGACCAGGTGGGGATAGGCAATGCAAGTCCTCTCGTTAAAGGCTGAGCGCGTTGAAGTCGAGACGCCCCGCTACCGGGTCGTCGAGGGTGAGGAACCCGGTCCCGGAGACTGGGTTGCCGTAGCGGGACGCGTCGGTGAGGTTCCACACCGTCTGCCACGCCGACGACGCCGTGTCGAACGTGTGGCTGATCCCGGTGATGAACTCGCCCTTGGTGATCACCAGCGCCCCGGCTGTGGTGGTCAGCGATTCGGACGCGATGCCGGTGCCGCCCTGGTCGGTGATGGTGGTTATCACCTGGTCAAGGATCAGGTCCCCCGGGGTCGCTGGGGCGAACGCGTGGGGCCGTTTGGTCACCTGGATGCGGTCGCCCATGTCGCGGCCCAGCACCTGCGGCCACAGGTCGTCAGGCTGCGCGGCCGGGTCGATCGTGACCGTGTCGAACCTGTTCTCATTTGATTTGGAGATGAACAGGATCCACTGCGCCCAGGTGAGGGCGTCGGAGTCGGCGACGAGGATCAGGTCGGTGCGGCTGTAGGTACGGGGGAACAGGTATTTCGCGATCGACGCGGCGTCGGTGACTTCCTGCACCACACCCCCTACGCGGGTGGCCTGGATGTCGTTGGCGAGGGTCGTGTCGTCGTCGGCGCGGCCGATGCCCGCGAGCGGCAGCTCGGCGCCGCCCGGCTGGTCGCCGAAGAATGCCTGGATGGTGGTGGACGCGGGGAGGGTCGTGAGGGCTCTGCGGTTGCGGTACACCACCGCGCCGGCGGGGCTCGCGTACAGCCAGCCGACCTCGGAGTCGGATGTGATCTGCATGAGGTTGAGCGGGCTGTCGCCGTACAGGGTGCCCTGGACGGCGGTGTCCCCGGTGGCGATGGTGCGCTTGTCGGTGGAGGTGTACCAGCCGGCCGAGTTGAGGATGCGGGTGATGCGTGCGCCGCTGAGCTCGCCCGTGCCGAGGGCACTGGACAGCGGCGGGAGGGTGATCCCGGCGAGGACTTTGAACAGGTCCGTCGCCGACAGGGTGACTTCGGAGTACCCGGCCTCGTAATCGGTGGCGGTTTCGAGCCACCCGTCGGCGAACCCGGAGAACAGCGGGTAGGTGATCCCGGCGTAGACGGCGCGGATCCGCACCGGCACCATCGCCGTCAGCCGCGTCGCCCCCCCGGCGACGTAGGGCCCGTTGAGGTTGTCGGGATCGAAGCGGGCGTCGGAGTTGTCGAGGGTGATGGTGGCGGTCCCGGCCTGGAACTGGATCAGCGGGCCCTGCAGCCGCGTTGAGGGCCGGGTGGTGGTGAAGGCGAGGACATAGGGCGAGATGTCGGTCCAGATGTCGTTCGTGCCGAGGACGTTGACGTCTAGCCGCCCGCTGGTGGGGTCGTCGAGGATGAACGTGCCCGGCCCGGTGACCGGTGTCGCGGGGACGAGCGCGGCCTCAGCGATGATCTGCGGCAGGACGACCGTGGCGCTGGGGACGAAGGGCGACCTCTGGCCCGCGAGGAGCGGCACCGCTATCCGCCGAGGTTGACGAGCGAGGTGTAGACGGCGCCGAGGAAGTCGCCGAAGTCGGACGCCACCACCCACCGGCGTGTGCCACCACCGGCGTCGGCGGCCATCTTCCAGACCCCGGCGGGGCCGAACAGTTCCGGCAGTTCCCCGTTCGCATCCGTCACGACGGAGGTGATGGCGCCACCGCCGGTGTTCTGCAGGTCGGTGTACTGGCTGCCGCCGATGAGCGCCGTCCAGAACGTGACCGTCGCCCCGGGTGCGCGCAGCAGGCTATCGGCGGAGAACCCGCCGAATGTGAACGTCCAGTCAGCCTGCGTGCCGCCGAACTTCCGCCGCCCGGGCGCCTGGATACCGCCGCTGGACGCGATCGATATGGTGAACACTTTCGATGCCGTCGCGGCGCCACCGGGCGAACTGTCAGCGACCGCGATCGTGAATGTGGACACCCCGGCGGCGGTGGGTGTGCCGGTGATCGTCCCCGCGGCCGGGTCGAGTGCCAGCCCAGCGGGCAGGCTCCCGGCGGTTATCCCCCACGCGTACGGGGGGGTGCCGTTCGCCGCGGTCAGCGTCGCCGTGTAGGCCGTCCCGGTGGTGCCGTTCGGCAGCGTCGCGGTCGTGATCGTCAGCGCGCTGGAGATGGTGATCGACAGCGCGGCGGTCGCGGTCGCGGATACATTGTCAGTCACACGGACCGTGAACGATGACGTGCCCGGCGTCGTCGGCGTCCCCGCGATGACACCGGTCCCGGGCGTCAGCGACAGCCCAGCCGGGAGCGTGCCGACCGTGACGGCCCACGTGTAGGGGACGGCGCCGCCGGTCGCCTCAAGGATGTTGCTGTAGGAGGCGCCGGTGGTGCCAGGGTCGAGCGCGGCGGTGGTGACAGCCAGCGCCGACGACGAGGTGACCGTCAGGGAGAACGCCTTGGTGCCGAACGCGGGTGTCGGGGTCGCTGAGTCGGTCGCTTTCGCGGTGAACGAGAACGGCGAGCCGGCGGTCGTGGACGGGGTGCCGATGAGCAGGCCACCACCGCCCGTGCCAGTGCCGCCAGAGCCGCTTTGTGTGCCGGCGATACCCTTCCACGTCGCCTTCGTCAGCGGGCCGAGGAAGTCGTTGATCGACCCGCCGCCGCCGTTAATGCCCGTCGCCCAGTACAGCCAGATGTAAAGCGGCAGCTGCGAGAGGGTGCCCCCGGGGCCGAACGCGGTCTTCAGGTACGCCAGGTCAGCCTGCAGCCTGGTGTTCTGCGCCGCGTCAGTCCCATACCCGGACAGGCCGAACTCAGTGATTGCCAGTGGCTTCCCCAGGTTCCTGACATACCCCGTCCACACCCTCCAGCCGTTCGTTGAGCCCATGTCGGGGCCGACGTTGTAGGTGTGCCGGTCGTAGAAGTCGAACCCATACACGTCGGTCGTGTCGGTCGGCGGTATCCACGCGTTGCTGCCGCCCTGCTGATACCAGGCGAGGTAGGAGGTGGAGATCGTGACGAGCTGCACCGGGGTGACGGACTGGGCGTTGTGGACCTTCGTCATCTGATCCCGCCAGCCCGACTGGAACGTCGAGGCGGACAGGCCGCTGCCGCCGGTGTTCTCAGGTTCGGAGTTCCAGCAGAACCCGACCGCCTGCACCGAATGGGGGATCGACGCGGCGAAGTTGTTGAACGTCGCCTGGCTGGCCAGGTCGTTCCAGCAGATGTAGGTGAACGTTCCCGGTTTCGCCTGCGTGATCTGGTCCATCAGCGTCCCGGACCAGGAGGACGGCATGCTGGAGAAGAACACTTTGTAGGCGCCGATCGGCCCGATGGTGGGATAGGCGGTGGTGAACCCGCCGACGGTCGGGGCGCCCTGCGGTCCCGTGTTCGCGCCGACGAAAGTGAAGTCACCTGAGCCGCCGCCGCCGCCGCCAGGTTCGAGGGTGAGCCCCGGTGGCAGGCTCCCCGCCGACACGGACCATGTGTACGGCGGTGCGCCGCCGGTGACGTTCAGCTGGTTCGTGTAGGCGACACCCACCTGCCCGGCGGTCAGCGGGGACGTGTTGGTGATCGTGACCGTCCCCGCCGGGCCGATCGGCGGGTCCGGCAGCAGCGTGACCAGCAACTCGCCCCACACGGCGGTCGCGCCGAGCGTCGCGCCAGCGGTCACCGCGGCCGTCGAGTTGGTGATGACCTGCGTGCCTACCGACATGTAGACGCCGCCGGACACGTGGAGCCCAGCGTCCATCGCCACCATCGGCGATGCCCACGTGATCCCCGCCGACGCCGACCCGGACGTGATCACCGCCAGGACGAGCTCGTTGTTGTTCGCCAGGCCCATCGAGGTGGTCGCCGACGGGGCGCTGCTCGTCCGCAATGCGGTCCCGGTCTGGTCGAGCGCTACGGTCTGGTTGATCCCGGCACAGGCGATGACCTCAACGAACTTCGCATACGTCGTCCCCGACCACGTGACCGTCACCGTCGAGACGCCGCTCGTCAGGACCGCTGTCGCGTGCAGCGACTGGTAGATGTAGCACGCCATCCCGTTAGCCGCGGCAAAACTGCCGATCTGCGTCCACGTATGCGAGCCCGTGTCGGTGACGCCGGTGGGGGTGACGGCGGACCCGGCACCGCAGCCGACGCAGCAGAACAGCGCGTCGCCGGAGTTCGTCGTCTTGGTGATGTTCACCACGGTCGAGCTGCTGCCCGCGGCCTGCGCGGTTGAGCCGATCGCGTAGGGGACGCCGACACCCGCGTTCTGCAGCCCGACCGTCTCGGTCGCCGACACCTGGCTGCTCGAGTCGGTCCAGGTGGACGCGAACGTGGACGTGCCGTCGGCGGAGGCGAAGCCGATCGCCACACTCGTGCCCGCCGACGACACCGCGGACCCGGCGGTGAACGCGCCACCCGGCGTCAGGGTGCCCGTCACCGCGCCGTCGAACGTGAGGACCAGGTTCCCGATCGCCGGCGCCGCACCCAGCGCCGGGGCGGCCTGTGACGTGGACGCGGTGTTCGAGTTGCCCACCGCGGCATTGGTGACGGTGCCGAGGGCGTAGCGGAAGATGTCGACGCAGATCGCCGTGACCGTGGCGGCCGCGAACGGGGTGAGGGTGATCGTCGCGCCATCAGGCACATTCGCCGCGGCCACGTAAAAGAACGTCTGGATCCAGCGGGCGTTCGCCGACCCGAGCTGCTGCTCCTTGATCGTCGTGAAGTTCGTAAGGTTCGTGGAGTCCTGCACCACCATGCCGTTCGCCACGTGGGTGCCGTCGGACATGCAGCAGGCGACGATCACATCACCGGCGATGATCCCCGTACCGGCGGGGATCGTCGCGGCGAGCGCGCCGCCGCTGCCGGTGGCGCCGATGGAGACCGTGTTGACGCGGACGCTCAAGACTCACTCCTCATGTGCGCCACGACTTCCCGGCCCCCTTCTCGAACTCTTTGATCGCGTTGACGACGCGGCGGCCGGCTTCCCGTTCACCGCCGGGGAGGACACCGATGTTGATGACGTACGTGGAACCCCCGCCGCCGCCAACGCGCTCGGGCTTGCCGGTGGTATTCAGCGCCATCGACAGCCCGACCGGGAGATAACCGCCCTGGTCGTACCAGTTGAAGGCTGCCTCGTGCCGGGCGGCGCCGATCGGGTCGCCGTAACCGGGCGTGGACCGGATGTAGCCGATCATCCACGAGATCTGCGCGGCCGGGTTCGACTGCGGCGGATTCGCCGCTGGGCCCATCTTCCCTGGTGGGAGGGCCTGGGGGATGCCGTACGCGCCGGAGGACGGGTTGCGGGCGAACTGGTTCCAGCCCGATTCCCGCATGGCTACGTAGTTCCACGCCGCCCACTCCGCGCCGGATCCCCACGCAGGCATCATGCGCCGCGCCAGCGCCGCGTTAGCGCCGGCGTTGCCGCCGCCGGGCCCGGGGGTGCCGAAACCGCTGCTGCTTGAGATGGCGCTCTGCATGGCGCCCGTCATCGCCTTCTCCATCGCGGATGTGAACTGCGACTGGAACTGCGCGCCGAACGCCGACGTCTGCCCCGGCAGGCCGGCGAGACCGCCAGCGGCGAAGCCGGGGATCATCCCGCGCAGGTGATCGGTGAGGCCCGCACTGACCATCTTCGCCGGGACGATCAGCTCGCCTTTACTCGCGCGGATCAGCACATCATCAGCGGTCGGCCCGGTGCCCCGGTTGACGTAGTACCCGGTTGCGGCCGGCCGGGCCAGCGACGGCGTGCTGGATGTGTTCGACCCGAAGATCGAGAAGTGGCCGACGCCCTTCTCGGTGATCGTGACCGCTTTGCTCTTCAGCTTGTCCAGCGCACCCCGCAGCGCATCCACCTCGGCTGCCGCGAACTTACTGTGAGCAGCGTGCGACTGCAGCCAGCGGATCTGATCCTGGATGATCCGGCTAGCAGCATCGACGTTGTGGTGGACGTTCACTTCCTGCTGCGCGAACGTCAGCGCCGACGCCGTCGACTGGATGATCGCCGACCGTGCGGCGAGCGCAGAGTTCCGGTTGGAGTCCAGGGAAGCGGTATTCGCGATGAGCGCCTGGTTGGCGGCGTGCTGCGCCTGCCGCCACGCGATCTGATCCTGTTCGCTGGTCAACAGCCCCGTGGACAGGCCCTTCAGCGCGGCGGTCAGCAGCGTGACGGCTGTCTGCTCGCTCATGGTCGCGGCATGAGCGGCCTGCAAGCCGCCGGTGAACGTGCCGAGCGGGTGGATCAGATCCGCGGTCGCCGCATGCCCCTGGATGAGTCGCTGGTTCAGCGCCGCCTGCTGCGCCGCCATCGCCATCGCGGTCTTCTCGGCCTTGTCACCGGCGTAGCCGTACTTCAGGAAATCTTGCGCCGCATCGAGGATCGAGTTGGTGGTGTTAGCTTTGTGCGCCTGCGCCTGGATGAACCGCGCATATGCATCCGCGGCCTTCACCGCGCCGTCAGCAATGGCGAGGAACCCGTGCGCGACCGGCTGCAGGTCCTGCAGCAGCGTGGGGAGCGTCTTCAGCAGATCGATCGCCAGGTTGCCGATCTGCTGGAAATCGGGCCCGACGTTCGCGGCCATCCATGAGAAGAACGACTGCCACTGCCCCGACTGGAACTCCTTGTCCACCCGGTTCAGGAGGGTACCGAGCGCGACCCCAGTCGCCTTGGCGATCGGCTCTACGTCTTTCATCAGGTGTCCGGCGATCCGTATCCCATCGCCGAACACGGACAGCACCTGCGGCTGCAGCGCCTGCTCAAACGCGTGATACTGCTTGCCCAGGCCCAGGATCGACACGGCTAGTTTCTGCTGCTCCGGGTTCAGCTTCGCCATGTTCGCCTGCAGGCCACCCGCGGCCTTTGACGCTTTCAGCACCGGAGCGACCGCACCTGCGGCGGCGGCGCCGAACCCGAGCAGCCCGGTGCCGACGGTGACAAGGATCGGCGACAGGGCAACGCCAGCGCCGATGAGCAGGCCCATGCCCGACGCGCCGCCCAGGCCGCCGAGCAGCGGTGTCGCGGTGCTGGCGCTCTTGCCCACGTTGTCGATGGACTTCGCGTTCTTGTCCATCGACTTGCTGTTGTCATCGACCGACTTAGACGTCTGGTCGACCTTCTGCCGGAACCGGTCAAACGCAGCGGAAGCGTTCTTGTCCGTGGCTATAATTTCGAATATGAGCTGCTCGAAGTTGGATGGCAACAGTCATCCCCCTTCGGCAGCACGATCGAGTGAGCACAGATGACAAACAGAGATCCAGAGGCCCAGCGGCAGTATCAGCGCGAGTACCGCGCCAGGAACCGCGAGCGCAAGAACGCCCAGCAACGCGCCAGCTACGCCAGGAACCGGGATAAGCGGCTGGCGTACATGCGCGAGTACAACGCCCGGAACCGCGAGACCGTACTACAGCGGCAGTCCACATGGCGGGCAGCCAACCCCAGCTATCAACGCGACTGGTACCAGCGCAACCGCGAGACCGTCCGTATCAACGGCATCCGCAGGCGGCACGGGCTGCGGCCAGAGGACTGGACCGCGCTATGGGACGCGCAGGGCGGCCGGTGTTACCTCTGCGGCGACGAGCTGGCCGCAGGCAAAACTGACGTTGAACATGACCATGCGTGCTGCCCGCAGGGTGCTTCGTGCCCAGCATGCCGACGGGGACTCGCTTGCCGGTACTGCAACAGCCTTATCGGATATGCGAATGAAGACCCAGTGCGCCTGCGGCGGATCGCGGATGCACTGGAGGCAGCCCAGGCCCTTGTTCAGCAATGGCAGGCCGCATCTGCACATGAGCCCTTGTTCTAGCTTGTGATCTTCTTCCCGACGTCATGCACGGCAGCCAGTACCTTCTCCCGGATGTCAGGCGCCTGCGACCGGACCGCATCGGTGAAGAACCCGGACCGCATCCCCTTCGTCTGGACCACCCAGTGCCAGTCGCGGCGCGGCGTCCCCTTGCGGGCGAACACGGGGTGCTTGATCAGGCCCGCGTTCAGCCGCGTCACCTGCCGGTCGCGTGTACGTCCACGGGCACGGATGAGGACACTGGCCCGCTGGCCACCGCGTTTCACCGTCGTCACCGCCAGGTCAGGGGCGAGGTCGTCGCGGGCGTACCGGTTAGGCATGTACGGGTACAGCCACGCCGGATCCACGATCTGCTTCGTGAGCGGGGCGGCCGCATCGTTGATCGCCCGGTACAGCTCCCGCCGCAGCCCCTTGCCCTCGGTGCCCATCTCCCGCAGCCGCAGAGACAGGTCGCGCAACTGCTGATCCCCGCGGACCTGCGCTACCATCGCGGCCTCCGGGGTTAACCTGTCCCTATGCGCTACCGGACCGAACTAGCCATCACGGCCGTCGCCACCACGTGGACGATCGGCGTGTTCCTCGTGCTGCTGATGATGCACGCCTGGTCCTAGCCGGCCTGTTTCGCCTGCGCTATCTGCGCGTCGATGTACGCCTTGCAGGCACAGAAGTCGGCCCAGGTGAGCCGTTCCCACTCCCACGGCCTGATCCCGAGCCGTTCGGCGAAGACAGGCTTGTACCAGTCGTAACCGGGTTTGTCTCCGGTGCCACGGCGCGGGCGACCGCGGCGAGGGTAGGGTCCGCCCCGTTGCCCTCGCTCGCTTTGCGGACCCGTTCCGTCAGGTCCGCCGCCACCTCCGCCGGCGTGAACTCGCTGCCGTCGTCATGCAACGGGACCACGTCGAGGTCGGCGACGTTGAACTGCAGCGACCCGAAGTCGCTGGGCTGGCCGTCACGTTTGCGGAGGATGTGCAGCAGCGCCGCGACAGCGGTGATCGAGTACTTGCCGAGCTGCTCGGCCCACTCGGCGTACGACTGGCCGGTGACCCGTTCTATCTCAGCGACCTCTGTGAACATGAGGCGGCCTCGGTCGAAGACGTGCGACTCGTCCGCGCCGAGCTTCACGAGAACGCGACTGTAGAGGTTAAATATCAACGCTTCGCTGCCGCCTTCGCTCGTTTGCGGTCCCGGTCACACGCCTTGCAGATCCGCTGGCCCGTGGGTGCCCAGACGTAGGTGTTCTCAGGCGAGTACTCGTGGCCCTGCGGGCAGTGCGTCTTCGACCGCTGCCGGGTGCCGTTGATGTCGCCAGCGATACCACGCTGGCAGTTCACTTCACGGCTTACTGGTTCCAGGTGCGCTGGGTTTACGCAGGCCCGGTTACGGCATAGATGATCCAAGTCAAGGCCCTCAGGAATCGGCCCGACCATCTCCTCATACGCCCAGCGGTGCGCCAGGATCCGCCGCGGTGGCGTTCCCGGAAGCTGCGTACGGGAGAAGTGGCCATAACCCTGCGGGATCCGGGCACCCACCCAGACCCAGCACTGGCCAAGCTCAGGATGCTCAGGGCCGTTCTTGCTGACCTTCGGCCAGAACCGTTCTGCTTCCGTCTTGAAGACATGCCGTACGCGTCGCATGTCCCCAGTCTACCAGCGGTTTTAACCTAGATGGCCGACGATTCACGGCTCACGAGCTTCACCTGGATCACGGGGTTCGTGGTGCCGTCGTCATAAGCCTGGAAGCCGATCGACTGGGGCACAACGTCTGGGCCGTTGACGTTGACGGCCGCAGTTTTGAACCGAACGGCAGGCAAAATGAAGCTGAGCCGGTACGGGTTCGCCCCGGCCGCGGCGCCGTTCGCGTCGTTGCCGGCCGAGTCGAACTTGGTGAAGTCGATCTGCATTGGCTGCGTTGTATTCGCCTTAAAAACGTCGTACAGCTCGGTCCGGGAGAAGAACTCCGTCGAGAGCGTGCCGGTGATGGTGGGGATCGCGTTCTCGATCGGCTCCCCCTTCAGGCCCAGGTTCCCGAGCCCGTACCGGTCCACCTTCATCGGCGTGGTGCCGGTGATGACGATCCCGTTGACCAGCGACCCGAGCGACGACCCGCCGGCGACGGTCGTCTCACCCGCCGCCGTGCTCGCGGTCCCGCCGAGAGTCATGACCGAGGCGTTGGCGAACGAGAACAGGCCGTTCGGCGTCGGGTACGATGCGGCAGCCAGCCCGGTGCCGGTGCCCTCGTTGCGCCCGTCGCAGGTCACCTTCAGCTGCGCGATCTGGTTGTCGTTGCAGGAGAACTCCCAGTCCGTCACCTTGACCCCCGTGTAGGTGAACGGCTGGACGGTGGGGCCGGAGATCTGGGGGCGGCCGACCTGGACGGTGATGAACTGGCCCGCCTTCGACCCGTTCGTGTGGACCTGCTTGAACGCGGTCCCCACGATCACCGTCGGCGTGGTCAGCGTGGACCCGAGGGCGAACTTCCACCAGAACCCCATCGAGTCGGCGACCGCGTTCGCGGCCTCACCCGAGGTGTGTTCCATCGTGAGGTCGCCGTTGACGTCGGACTGGCTGATGACGGTGCGGGTGGCGCGGTTGTACGCCTGCCCGGACTTGAGCCCCATGCCGTCAAGGAACGTCGGGTTGAACACGAAGTTCTCAGACAGGAACTCGTAAAAATGCGTGACCGTGACCGGGGTGCCGTAGGTGACTTCGGCGACGGCGCCGACCTGCCCGGACAGTCCTGATGCGTACGTTGGCATTACTCAGCCGCCTTCGCTGCCGTCTCGGGCTTGACCTGGTCGCTGACGGGTTCCCACCGGTTGCCCGGCCACACGATCGGCGACTCGCCGTCGCCCTGGTCGTCGGGGACCTCGACCGTCTCCCCGTCCTCGACAAGGCGGCCGAGCAGCGGCACGTCAAGCGGACCGCCGGAGATGTTGCGGACCTTGCTCATGGTTCCCTCTCAGCCGCCGATCCTGGCCTGTGCGGTGATCTCGAACGAGACGCGCGCGATCGTCCCGTCCGTCGTGTTGTTCTGCGACAGCGTCATCGCCGTGACCGCGGCGTTGCCCGGCACGGTGACGGTGTTCCCGAGCGTCGCGTCGTTGCGGACGATGTCCTCCACAGCGGAGGTGATCGCGTAGGCGGCGAGACGCTGCGTGCGGATGTCATCGGACCCGGCCCACGCTTCGGCGACGCAGTGGATGACGATCTGCTCGTTGCGGGCCTGGTGGCCGAGCCCGGCCCACACCTGCGCCGAGTCGGCGGCCGTCTCTACCGAGGTCGAGTCGGGATCGGTCAGGCCGACGTACAGCGCGAGTTGCGCGGGTGCGCCGGTGGCGACGGGGCCGTCGAAGATGAGCACCGGCGGCGTGGCGGCACCGAGGAGCGCCGAGGCGGTGAACGTGGCGACCAAGTAGTCGATGACCGCCGGGACACGGGATGTGGTCACGCGGCGAACACCTGGTCGGCGAACATGAGCCCGTTCAGCGAGCCGTTCAGCAGCTCCACCGCCCGGTTCGGGACGGCGAACCCGAACCCGGGCAGTGTCGCCAGGTCAGCACCGGCCATCGATGGCCGCGTCGACGGCCCGTGCTGCGTTTCCCACAGATGCTGCAGGATGATCCGCGCCGCCAGATTGAACGCCGGCGGGACCGATGTGCCCCACCCGGCCACGTAGACGACGGTCACGACGGACGAGTCGGATGCGAACGGGGCGAAGTACGGGTAGCCGGTGATCGTGCGGGCCGTACGGCCACCCGGGCTGATGTCGAGGCCGGCGGAAATGTCCACCGCCATCCCCGTGACCGACGTGATCGACGTGACCGACACCAGGGGCCGCTGCCGCACTTTCAGGATCCTCCGCCACGACTGGAGGACGGACCGTTCGGTGATGGTGCGGTTGACCAGCGGGCCGCCGGTCATGCTTTCGAGCGAGGTTTCGATCGTGGCGACGTACAGGCCGATCTCGGCGTCGTAGGTGGTGGTGGCCTGCGAGATGTTCAGCTGATCTTTCGCGTCCTGCAGCGGCAGGACCGCAGGCTCGCGGCGGTCGTAGACGTCGAAGTCGCCGATGGATTCGCCCGCGCCGGCGCCGGTGGATGTCCACCAGTACTGGTAGTGCCCGATCTGCCCCAGGTCGGCGACCGGGATGTCCTGGTGGTAGGTGCCGAGGCTGTCGTGGGTGGGCGAGTTGTAGACCTGGGTGGTGGCGTCCGGTTTTGAGACGGTCAGGCTGATCGCGCCCGCATCGGTGAGGGCGCCGGTGACATCGCGGACGGTGGTCTTGACCTGAACGGGCTGGCCCTGGCTGTAACGCGCCACTAGCTGGGTCCTCCTGTCCGCTGGTCGGTCGCTGTGAGAGTGCCGCCGCTGCCCCCGCCGCTGGCCGTCGCCGCGGTCAGTGCCGCCGTGGGGACGTCGCTGGCGGTGAGCGCGCCGACGGTGAACGGCACGACGAACACCGGTGCGCCGGCGTTCCACGCCGCCCGTCCTCCCCGTGGCCGGGTGGGAATCCGCGCCCGGGACGGTTTGCGCAGCGGGTAGAACGGCGGCCCCGCCTGGGCGAACGTGCCGCGGCTCCAGGCGCACCGGCCAGCCCGGAACGGGCCGGGGCGGAACGCCGCCACGGGACCCCGCAGGGGGGACACAGGGGGGCCTGTTTGGCTGCGGGTGCCGCGGTTCCCAGCGCAGCGGCCCCGTGGCGGCGGCTGTGGATGGCACCTGACCGGCCCGTGGAGCGGGTAGACCGGCGGTCCGGACAGGACACCGGTGAACGTGAACGTGCCGGCGCGGCCCTGGGCGCGGCCGCCGGGGAGCTGGCTGGGCCGCGTGGCGCGGCACGGGCCGCGCAGCGGCGTGACCGGCGGCCCGGCCTGGGCGAAAGTGCCGGCGCTGTGCTGAACCTGGCCACGGCGCGACGGCGGCGGCAGGTACGCCCGCACCGGCCCGTGCAGCGGGTAGACGGGTGGCCCGGACGTGGGGGCCGTCGATGTGAACGTGCCGGCGCGGCCCTGGGCCCGGCCACGCGGTGGCAGCGGCCTGATGACTGCGGCGACGGGGCCGCGGAGCGGGGTGAGCCGTGGCCCGGCCTGGGCGTAGACGCCGCTGCGGCCGGCGGTGTGGCCTTTGACGAACGGCCCCGGCCTGCGGGCGGTGACCGGGCCTTCCAGCGGCGTGACCGGCGGCCCGGCCTGGTTACGGACGCCCGCGCTGACGCCAGTGACCCGGCCTTTACGCTGCGGCCCCGGGAGCCGCGCCTGAACCGGGCCGTGGAGCGGGTACACCGGCGGGCCGGCCTGCGCGGCTGGGGCGGTGAAGGCGGCGTAACCGGGCTGCGGCCACGTCTGGAACGGGATCCCGCCCGGCATCCCCGGCGCACCGGGGAACCAGCCCGGCGGCATGTAGACCGCGCTCGCCGGTGGCGAGGATGGGACCGCCGGGGCCTGGAACACCAGCACCCAGTCCGCGCCGCCGCCAGCGTTCGTGGTGGAGTTGCTCCACGTCGGCCCGCCGGTCGCCGACGTCTGCGCACCGGAGACAGGGTCGGCCCACGTCGCGAACCAGCCCGGCGCCAGGAGCGCCGTGTTGACCGTGACCGCGCTCGCGCCGTTCGGCATGTAGACGACGGCGAGGGTGCCGTCCTGCGTTTTCGACGCGGTGACGTAGGTGTTGACGGTCGCGCCGCCGAACCCGCCGGTCCGCCCGGTGTACTCCAGCCCGGTATCCGACGTTGCGAGACCCAGCGCCGTCCCGCGCCCCGCCGTGACGAACACCGAGTTCAGGTCGGGGACTAGCTTGTTCCACCCCACCCACGAGGAGAACGTGTCCCAGATGACCTTGATGTCGGCGTTGTCGAACTGGTTCGTCGTCAGCCCAGCGGACGCGCCAGCGGTCCACGGGTGGAGCGGCTGGTTGCCGTAAACAGTGCCCCGCGACCCGCTGGACAGCGCCCACCAGTGCAGGTTCCGCTCATAGTCGCGCGACGTCTGCGCGTAGGCGGTGTCGCCTTCGTAGTCGCCGTCGCCGTACAGGACCAGCAGCGGGTTCGCCTCGGTGTAGGACTGCTGTACCTCGGGGTAGCCGCCGCAGTAGGAGTAGATCCAGTTGAACTGCGCGTTCCCGGTGCCCCAGGTTTGCGCGGTGCCGGAAAGGCCGAGGAACCGCGAGTCGCCCTCGGTCAGGTTCTCGATGGACATCAGGTGCGTGTCACCTGCGGCGCGGATCGCGGCGGCGACGTTGCTGAGGATCGCGTCGTTACCGGTGATCGACTGATCCCAGTCGTTGCCCATCAGCCAGATCACGTTCGGCGCCGACGCATACCTGCCCGCGAGGGCGGTGCCGTAGGTGGTGGCCTGGGCGAGCGTGATCCCGTTGAGCATCGCCCCGGTGTTCGTGATCGCCCACCGGTTCGTCGGGGTGAGGATCACCGTCAGGCCGTGCGCCTGCGCGCTGGTGACGCAGTAATCGAGCCGCTGCCACCAGGCGTTGTTCATGTTCCCGATGACGCCACTCACCCATGGGCTGATCCCATCCCATGTGAAGCCGTTCACCGGGCAGCCGGGGACATCGGAGCTGACCGACGCGCCGACGATCGCGGCGTTGAACCCCTGCCGCGCGCGGGTGGAGAAGTACAGGTCGATGTCGGACTGCCACGTCGTCCCGCCGCCGTTGACGCCGGCGTTGATCGCCAGGCCCCAGATCGAGTCGCCGCGCATGATGATCGGCGCATTGAACTGGTCGGTGAAATACTGCTGCGCCCCGGACCCGGCGACAGATGTGATGAACCGGGGGACGACCGGCTGCACAAGCGAATGCTCGGGCTGCGGCTTGCGGACGAACGGGCTGTTACCCGGTTCCGAGACCTGGATGGCGCCGGGGAACCAGCCCGGCGGAACCGGCGGCGGCGGCGTCGCATACGGCGGGGTGAACCCGACGACAGGCGGGCTGACCTCGACCGCCATGGCGCACCACGGGACGTTGGCCGAGGCCCACGCCATCGTCACCGTAGAACCGGTGGACGGTGAGGTGGCGCCAGCCGCGTTCCCGACGTCGTCGCCGGCGAGGCCGCGCTGGTTGATGATAAACCGCGACGTGGACGGGGCCGTGGCCGAGGTGATGTTCCCGCCGGCCGCAGCACCGCCGACGCACAGCCCACCGGTCGTGGTGGTTGCGGTCGTGACTGAGGGGGCCGCAGAAGACCCGGTGGCCGTGGCTGCCGTGCTGTGGCTGGCCGCGCCCGTGAAGGCGATCGACCCGCCTTCCATGTCGTCGGGCGTGCCGCCGGACGGGGTGACCGTGACCGTGTTCGCGCCGGTCGCGACGTTCAGCAGCCACCACGCCTGCAGAAACCCCTGCGTCGTGGCGTTCGAGTGGACGGTGCCGAGCGACGTCATCGACACGCCGCCGAACGTGGCGGTCATCGAGAACCCGCCGTCGGGGTTCGCGTCCAGCGCGGCGAGAACGATGACGCCCGTGTTCGCGCCACCAGCGACGATGGTGTGGGTCCACGTCAGGGTCGTGCCGCCGGTGGTGCCCTGACCGGCCGAGGAGGGCCCTACCGAGTCAAACGCGACTGCCACGGATCAACCGCCCCTCTAGGGGCCGGGCGCGGTTAACCCAGCAGCTCGCAGGTGAATTCCTGGCAGGTGAACGACGTGACACCGGTAGCGGTCGACCAGGTGGTGCCGACCATCACCTTCTGCGAGGTGGTCGTGAGGAGCCCGGTCGCGGTCTGCGTCACGGTCCGCAGCGCGGCGGTCAGCGGCATCGGGTTGTGCGCCCACGCGGTCAGCGACGACGGCCACGTGACCTCACCCTGCCCGTAGACGACGGCGTTCGCGCCGTCCGCCGGGCCGGTGAGGGCGGTGACCCGGCCGTTCCACCACATCGACCACGGCCACGACGTCGAGGCCGCCGTGACAGCCTGGGTGGTTGTCGCCGCGAGCGTCGCACCGGTCGTGCCGATCGCCGTCCCGACCTGGTTCATGTAGAACCCGGTGATGATCGTCGGCGTCGCCGAGGTGGTGGTGTGCTCGCCGCACGCGAACAGGCGGATCCGGGTGCCGAGCTGCAGCTGCCCCGGCAGGATGATCACTTCGGCGGGGCTGACATCGGTCAGGGCCGCCGCGATCGACGGGCTGACCGATGCGACGTTCAGCGGCTGAGCCGGGGCCGACCACAAGGTCGTTGGCATGTCAGGTCACTCCGAGTATTCGATCTCGCCGGAGAACGTGGTCGCCGTGCCCGCCGACGACGCGGTGATGTACAGCGCGACCTGCGTGCTCGCGGGGACGTTGATCTCGAACCCGGGGGTGAACCATTCGCCCCAGTTCGCGCCGGCGGTGAACGGGATCTCCTGCGACCACAGATACGTGGACAGCACCAGGGATGCGAGCGCCGCCGCCGACGTGCCGCCGGCGGTCTTCCACGTCGTCTGGCCGGCGAGCGCCGAACCACCGGACAGGAGCCGCGGCGACGCCGTCTGCCCGCCGGTGACGGTCGTGGTCGCGATGTTCAGCGACGCGACGATGGACGCGTTCGCCGGGAACGTCGCCGCGCCGAGCACACCCACGCGGATCGCGGAGATGTTCAGGTCGTTCGTCGCCAGGGTCGTGCCGCACAGGATCGCGGTCGGGCTGGTCGTGGTGACCGTCGCGCCCGTGCCGAGAGGGGTCGCCGTGTCGAACACGCTGACCACGTAGTACCGGCCAACAGCCATCTTTCAGCCCTTCGCTTGTTCCGGTTGTTTCAGTGGCTGATCGTCAGCCCGTACTTCGCCGCCAGCCGCCGCAGTCCCGCTGGCGGCGGCGGCAGCGGCGGCCGGCAGTCCAGGCCCGCGTAACGGTCCCGCGAATCGAGGATGATCTTCACGCCGAGCGCTTTCGCGTCAGCCGGGAGCGGTGCCGTCCCGAGGTCATAGTTGAACGCGCACGCGGTCGCCTCGATGCGGAACACCTCAGCCTCGACCCGGCCACGTTCCGTCACCGACTGGTGCAGCAGGTACCCGGACACCGCCAGTGACGCCAGCAGCAGCAGCACCAGCACCGCCGCGATCCCCCGGACGAGCCACCGCGACTGACGCAGCGCCGCCGCGAGCTGGGAGTCGAGGTCGGCGGCATGCTGCGCCGCGGTCACCCGGCCCCCTTCGCGATCAGTTCCCGGGTCAGCCGGAACTCTTCCAGCACCTCAGCGCGCAGCGCCGCCATCGCGTTGGTGCCCGTCACCATCTCCTGCATGACAGCGATCTTGGTGTCCTGCGTGGCGATCCGCGCCAGCGCCTCACCCAGCTGCGTCTTCAGCTGGGTGATCTCCGCCGCCTGCGCCTCCGCCGACGCCTGCCACGACTCGGCCGCGTTGCGGAAATTCGCCAGCGTCTGCGCCGTCTTCCCCGTCCGCAGACCGGCCCACGTGCCGACGGTGATCGCCGCGACGAGCAGCACCGACACGAGGGTGCCGACGATGAACGTCAGGGTGCCGCTCACCCGCCCCCCGCCTTCCTATGCGTCAGGCTTCACCGCGGCGGCCCGGACGTCCGCCGGGTACGGCTGCGCATCCACCACCACCTGTTCCCACCCGGCGTCACGCAGGACGCGGCCGAGCTCGGCGGGGCGGATGTTCGCGTAATGCTCACCGGGCAGCAGCCGGAACTCCCCATCCACCGCCGAGTGCGGCGGCCGTCCCGGCGCGGCGGTCGTAACGATGAACCGGCCACCCGGTTTGCACGCCCTGTAGGCGGTGCGGACGATCGCCCGCCACGCCGCCGTGTGCTCGAACGTCTCAGCGCAGATCACCACATCCCAGAGTCCCCCGGCGGGATCCCAGGTGGCCGCGTCGGCGGTGATGTCCACGCCGGGGCCGCTGCGCAGGTCCAGGGTGGTCCACTTCGCGGCGGGGAACAGCGGCTCCGGGGAGCCGTTGATGTCGCGGCCGCCAAGATCAAGCACCGACACGGGTTCGGTGGTGGCGTACCGGGCTATCCACGCCATCGCCTGCTCATGCATGGGCGGCAAGCCTGGCCGCGAACAGCGCCTCGTCCTCATCCACGTGCTCACGGCCGAGTTCGTACGTGTCGTCGTCGGGCGCGAGGCCCCACAGCGGGTGACGGTGCTCCACCTTCGCATGCTGGGCGGCGACCCACGCGCCGCGCTGCTTCGCCACCGTCACCAGCTCGTCGTCCACAAACCAGTGGGCGTACCCCTCGTGCGCGACCACTTCCGGGCCGTCCCACGATGCGCCCACCTCGTCCACGTAGGCGCGGCGGACCAGCAGGTGGGTGGCGTGCTCACCGGAAGTTACCCGCGGGTTGTGCAGGTCGTTCGTGCCGATCACGTCGGCGCCGTCGCGGGCGGCGTGCTGTGCGTGATCCAGCCACCCCGGCTGGAACCGGACGTCATCACCGGTGAGGAACAGCCACGGCTCGGACGTGTGGGCGTAGCCGAGGTTCACCTTCTCCGCGAACGTCCCCGGCCGGTCAATGGCCGGCCACGGGATGACGGTCGCGCCCGCGTCCATCCACGCCTGCTGCGTCTCCAGGTCGTTGTCGTCAGCGACCGCATACACCTGCGCCAGCTCGGCACCCGACGCGGCGAGCGACTCCATGAACGGCGCCGCGTTCTGCGGCCGCCACAGCACCGGGACGATGACCGCTGTCTTCTCGGTCGCCGCCGGCACCGGTGGGGTCAGCTGCGCGAGTGTCAGCTGCCCGTAGTAGTCCGCCTCGCCGAGCCACAGATGTTTCATGTGGCTCGTCCGCACCCCGGTATGGACATACACGGGGATGGCGAGCGGGTCAGCAGCAGCACGCAGGCACAGCGCCAGATCCTCCGACAGGATCTTCCCCGTCGTCGTGTTCGGGATCCGGTCATACCAGACCGGCCCGTACTGCGCGGCGATGCGCTCGAACACTGACCGGTGGATCAGGACACACGCCGACCCGGTCCCCGAGCACCTGGTGAGCTGGTCCGGCGGGTATTTCCACCGGACCATGAACCCCATCTCGCCGTCATCGGTGATGTGCCAGTCGAAGATCGTCGGCACGGCGCGGGTCCGCCACCCGCCGAGCCCGTCGGGCTCGTCTTCCCGCTGGGTGAACGCCAGGGCGCCCACGATCGGCCGTTCCACCGGGTCGGCGGCGGCGAACAGCCGGTCCACCGTGTCCGGGCCGAACCCCATGTCGGTGTCGATCCAGAACAGCCAGTCAGTCTCGTCCTGTTCGAGGAACAGTTTCACGACCCTGTTCCGCGCCTCGGGGAGCCCGTCGGTGCCGCATGTCATGGCGATGGGCTTGCTGCGCATGATCCGGCCTTCGCGGACGAGGTCCCAGCCGATCATCTCGATCATGCAGTGGTGCCACGAGTAGGCGACGTCGTGCCGGTTGTGGACGTAGGCGACGGTGACCGCGCCGTCCCGCTCGTCAACGTTGCCCCCAGACGGCCCCAGGACGGCCCCAGACGGCTTCCCCGCCTCGACCTGGTGTAGCGCGTCCTGGGGCCGCGTCCGGTCAGCCACGGCCGTCTGCGCGGGCATCGGTTGGGCGCCGGTGATAGCCGGAGAATCCCATCCCAGTTGATGCCGAGGTGTTGTTGATCTCCGTCTTAGGCGGCGGTGGCGGTTCCGGCGGCGGCGCATCAAGGCGGCGGTATTCGGTGATCGCCTCATGCAGTGCCTTGACGGCTAGCCGTATAAGCGGGTTAGCCACGGCGCACCGCGCCCCGCCGCTCGCCTGGTGCGCTCGTGGCCTGCTCCACCGGCGGCTCAGCCATCTCCGGCGGCGGCGGCCCGTACCAGTTCAGCCCATACCGCGGGTCCGGGCTGAACATGCCAGCCGGCGCGGCCTTCACCACCGGGTCATCAGCGCGCCAGTGCGTCCCCGCGCCCACGCCGGCGGTCCCGCCGTCAGGCAACGGCACCGACGCCGAGACCGTCGCGTAAACGATGTCCATGTGTTCTCCCTGTTAGGCGGCGGCCACCGGGGAACAGGGGGCCCCGGTGGCCGCCGGTATCACTCGACGCCCAGGTCCGCCAGTTCGGCGGTGAACCCGTCGGCCGCTTTCTTGTCGCCGTTGAGGACGGCGATCTCCCGGCGGGCGAGCAGATCCTGCACCACCGGGTCGGACGATTCGCCGGCCTTCCCCAGCACCGGCGCGGCGGGTGGGGCTTCCCTCTTCGCCGCAGGCTTGTCGTCGGCCATGTCACTCCCTGGTTTGCGTGATGTAACGGATGGCGGCGGAGAGGATCTCCGGGTCATCCTGGAGCAACCCGACAGCACGGTTGCAATGCGAGCAGAGCAGGCCACGGAACCGGCCCGTCACATGATCGTGGTCAACGCACAGCAGGCGGTTCCGCGCCGTCCGCTCAGGCCGGCCGCAGACCGCGCATGTACCGTCCTGCCGGTACCACGCCTCGCGGTAGTCATCGCGGGTGATCCCATATTTGCCCAAGTTCCACAGGCTCTTGACGAACCAGGCGCACTCGGCCGAGCAGTACATGCGGCGGCCGTCCAGCAGGCTGAACCCTGCGTGACACCACCAGCACTTCCCGGCCAGACCCGGATCGGCGATACCCAGCCGCTTCCGGGTCTGTATCCGCTTGCCGCAGCGCATCGAGCAGAACCTCTGGCGGCCGACCGGCTCGAATCTCGCCCCGCAGCCAGGGCATTCCCGGAGAACAATCGGCGTGTTATCACGCTTGGTTCTTTTCCTTGTCCGGGCCGCACTGGCCGCGCAGGCTACGCCGCAATATCTTTTATTAGGCCGGGTATCCGGGAACTGCTTAAGGCAGACCGGGCAAACGCGCGCTGGACGGGTATCCTTGTGCACTGTCAGACGCCTTCACGGTAGGTGTTCTGGCTGAGGCCAGGGAGTTCGCCCTCCCTGGCCTCACTATTCTATTACGAATCAGGACGAACCCTGGGACAACAGCCTGAACCCTGAGGTGTTGACAACATTCGAGCCTATCCTTGCGTATGCGAACCAGCCCCTTTGACCTGTGGGTGTGGCTGGTCCCGAGCCCGCAGTCACTTGTTGCACCAACTGTGGAATAAGCTCAACACTCATTCCGCCATTTCTGGCGATGACGAAGTTGCTGAAGTCACCGACGATGCAGTCGGCCTCGGCGGTGGTCGTCCAGGTGGTCGTGTCCGGCATGTACGGCGACTCGTACACCGGCGAGTTGAACAGCTGGTCCATCCACCCGACAGGCAGGTTCACGGTGTAGCCGTGGAACACGTTCGCCGCGCCGAGCTGCCGGATCGAGTTGTTCACACCCACCGACATCAGCCACGACGCGTTGTGCCGGTACTTCTGCGGGAGCGCCTTCCACAGCTTGTACGGGTCGGACGCGGCGATCGTCCCCGGCGTGGCCATGATCACCCGGTCACCCGCCGTCGCCGAGATGGAGGTCAGGACACCGAACGGCTCCGCGGTCCCCGAGCCGTTGGTGAACTTGGTCACCAGCAGCTCGTTGTAGCCCTGCGCGAGGAGCATCTGCATCTCCGACGCGAACGACGGGTAGTCCATCCCGACCTCGATCGAGTACGGGATGAAACCGCGCGCCATGTGGACCAGGACCGACGGCTGCGCCAGAGTCGGCGAACCGTCGGTGACGGTCGATGCCTCAGTCTGGAACACCCACGACACACCAGCGGAGGAGACGCCCTTCCACTGGTTCGTGTTGACCGTCACCTGCTTGGCGATCGACAGGAACGGGTTCTGGGATTCCTGCGCCGTGAGGATGATCGACGGATCAATGAATACAGGAATTCCGAACCCGCCGGCGGAGCCGGTGACGTCGCCCAGGGCGCGGAACTCGTACCACGCCTGGATCGCCCGGTTCTCCTCCTGCGTGAGGACCGGGTGCGGGTCGGTGACGAGCTTCATCCACGCCGACCGGTAGTCCTCAGTCTCGGTGACCAGCAGCCGCCGGGCGACGATCGTGTCGCGGCGGACCATCTTGTCGATCTGGTCCTTCTGCGGGCCGGACAGTTCGCCAGCGTCGCGGGAGTCCAGGACGCGCAGCGCCCGGTCCCGCGCCTCAGGGTTCGTCAGCCGCCGCGTGTCGCCGGCGGGGTCGTCGAGGCCGTAGCGGATGTTCGTCATCGCCTGCTGCACCGCGGCCGGGCGCCGGCGGAACACTTCGGCGATCTTCGCGTGCTTGTCCAGCCGGTTCATGATCTCTTCGCGGATCTCCAGGCCGCCGTCGAACGCGGCCTGCTCGGCGGCGTCGAGGTCGCGGAGTTCGCCTTCGTCGGTCTGATGCAGCGACCGCAGGTGCGCGTCGAGCACCTCCAGCATCATCCGCAGCTCGTCGGGGGTGCGGCCCCGCAAGTCGTCCAGGCTCCCGGGCAGGAGCCTCTCTTCGTGGATCTCGGTGTCAGCCATGGAGCTGTCTCCTCATGCGCCAGGCCCTGTCACGCAGGACCGTCCGGGGGTTGGGTGACGGCCCGCCTTTTCCTGGCTGCACGTCTACTTGCTCACCGCCGGCGGCGCTTCGCGCGGCCGCCCGCCCGGTGAAATCTGGGGGGAACCTGTCCAGCGCCGACCGGACACTGGCCGTCGTCGGCTCATAGGCGGGGAACACCACCGGCCCGAGCTCAGGCACCGACACTGACGTCAAAGTCCGCAGCGGCACGTCGCCCTGCCGGTCGAGCCACGTGTCGCCGCCGTCGTCCACGGAGAACCGGAACGACATGCCGGTGACAGCCTGGTCGCGGACCGCGTCCCGCACCGGCTGGATCAGCCAGTTGTCCGTGAGCCGCGCCGTGATGTGCAGGCCGCGCGGGTCCTCGCGGGCGGCGGTGATCCGGCCGAGGGGCATCGTCCCGATCAGCGGATGCTTCCCGTGGTCGAACATCAGCGCCGGGTACTTCCCGGCGGCGATGGCACGGAACGCACCCGGGGCGATCTGCTCATCGAAGTCGTCGTCCCAGCCCTGGATCCGGGTCGGCGTGTTGTAGACGGCGGCGTAACCCTCGAACGTCAGTCCGTCGCCGTTGCCGTCGCGGACCGCGAGCGGATCCGCGAGCGTCACCGTCCGGTACTCGCCACCCGGCGCGGCCGAGTTGGTGTCGTCGGTGTCGTTGCCCGCGTTGCCCCACGACGCGGGAACACTGCCGGCGAGGCCGATCGCGGCGGCGCGGCGCATGATGTGACGACGGGCGCCGTCGTTGTAGCCGCCGCTGGTCGCCTTCGCGATGGCAGCGTCGAGGTCGGCGGCGCCGTGCCAGTTCAGCGGCCGGATCGGGTACGTGCCGTCCTGCATCGCCCAGCCCTGCGAGGCGCAATACTGCCGCGCGACGTCGTCCAGGCCGCCCGCAGCGGCGGTCATGACGTTCCCCATGTCGTCGCGGAACTCACCGGACAGGGGGGCACTGTTGCCCTGGCTGATCGTGATGCCGAACTTCTTGCAGGCCGCCATGATCCGGGATTTCACCGACGACAGCGACACCCCGTTCTTCGGGTACTTCGCCGCGTTCTTCGGCATGTTGATGTACGACCAGGCCGCTTTCGCGTGCGCGGCCGTGTCGATCGGGTACGCCCCGTTCTTCGGGTCCGCGTAGGCCACGTTGCCGTACGGCTTGGTGGCGCGGTCACTTTCCGCTGCCATTGCTTCCTCCGCTGGCTACCGGGGCTTCATATGATGGGTGCGAGCACCGCACGCGGCCCGTCTTTGATGTACAGGCGAAAGCTCACCCGCCCCGCCCTTGGGTAAGGCCGGGGCTTTCAATTTCCGCTGCCACTAGCGGCCGGGGCGTTACCGTTCGCCTTCGCCGCGTCCTTAGCCGCCGCCGGGTCCGGCACCGGGTTGTACACGCCCCCAGCCGGCTGCGACGGGCTCTCAGCGGCCGGGTCAGGCTTGCGGGGCGACTGGGTTCCCGGTATCCAAAGCTGCACCGACAGCAGGCCCGTGTGCTTCAGCAGCGTGATGTCCTGCCCACGCACCGCCGCGACCGCCGACTCCGGCGTGAAACCTTCCTTCACATACGCGTTGATCGTCTGTGCCTTCACCTGCTCGATGTCCGCGGCGTCTTTCGCGTCCTCCCGCAGGATCGGCATGTCGGCGCCGTCGAACCACAGTTCCGCGTCCGCCGGGACGTTGACGATCGATGCCAGCGCCGCCGACATGTCCTGCAAAGCGGGGAACACCCACGTGTCGGCGAACAGGCGCCGCGCCGCTGAGAAGTTCCCCGTGTTCAGCGACGACCCCTGCAAACCGGCGCGGATCCCCAGCAAAGCCGCGGGCACCCGCGACAGCATCGACAGGCGCGTCTCCCCCGCGTCCTGCACGCCTTCCAGGTCCAGGTCACGCAGATTCGACCCGATCACCGTCGCGTCCGCGCCCGCCGTCAGGTACAGCGTCCGGTACGCGTTCGCCACACCCGCGTGCCGCGACTCCATGTCCTCGACCAGCTGCTCGAACGCTTCCCGCGACACCGCCGGGACACCCTTGATGACCAGGTTCGGCGTCGCCCCATGCTCGAAATACCGGATCTTGTGCTCGGTCGCGAGCCGGTCCGCCTGCATCTCCCGGATCGACGGCGTCAGCCACGACATGCCCAGACCGGCCATCTCCGGGTCCGGGATCGGCGCCCAGTGCGCCACATCCACCGGATCGAGAATCTGCGGCTTACCCGCGCCGCGTCCCTGATTCCAGTACACGTAGCCGATCAGCTCCGCGTCGATCGCACCCGTCGGGTACTCCGGGTCCACATGCGACCCGAACAGGACCGCCGTCCAGTCCGGGCGCAGCACCTGCAGACGGTCCGGCCGCCGGTACACGTACGAGTTCCCCGCCAGGCCGGCGTGCCACTCCATCCGCGACGCCAGCTGCCCCGTTGTCCCGTTCGGCCACGGCGGGTCAAGCACCTTCAGCCCGGCCGCGCCGAACGTCCGCCGCGGCGTCGACGGATGCCACGGCGGGTTGCGGAACACGAACCGCGCACCCGACACGACCAGCGCCCGCACCATCTGCGCCGCGAACGCCGGCGGGCACGTCTGCAGCGCCGCCCGGTACCCCGGGATGCTGTTGGCGATCTCCGCGGCGCGGTTCCCCGCCAGCGTCTGGTTCAGCCCCGGCCCGGCCCCATACGGGTACGTCTGCCCCGCATAGGCGAACTGGCCGTACGACGGGATCAGGTAGTCGCTGATCCACGTGTCGATGCTGTACCGCTGCTCGGTGCGGCCCGCGTATGCCTGATTAACCCGCTGGAGCAGGCTTGCCACGAGCCGCTCCCGCCTGCCAGCCGACCTTCACTGCGACCGCGCACCACACGACACCGAGGAACACCCGCGCCACCGTCCACCCGATCGCGAAGAACACCGCAGCCAGGGCGGTCAGCAGGACCCGGCCGACCCGGATGTCTGATGCCTGGCGGGTGATTTCATCGACGGGGAGGCGCTGCGTGATGCTGGTCACCGGGTCCCGCTCCTCTCGTTACCGCCATGAGGCGAAGAACTGCTGCGTCCCGGCTGCGGCCGCCCACGCGGCCAGAGTGACCGCCACCAGCGGCGAAATGTCCACGCCGCGGGGTGCGTCCCACGCCCACGACCCCGCCAGCTCGCGTTTCACCGCCCGCGACAGCGCGAAGTCAAGCGGCGGCTGCCCCAGATGCACCAGGTTCCCGGTGTCACACGCCGCGACGTACAGGCCGCCGCACGCCTGCGCCATCTCCCGCGCCGACGGCTGCCGCACCTCCACCCCGAGCCGCTCGATCTCGGTGATGTGCGGCGACGCTTCCCGCTTCGGGTCGATCACCACCGCACCGCTGCCCCATTTCGCGGTCAGTTCAGCGAGCCGGGCGGGAATCCACGCCGTATCCCGGTGGTGATCGACCACCTCAACATGCAGGCGGCCATCCGGCCGGAACCCAGCCGCCGCGATCGCCCCGTGCGACTGGCTCGGCGTCGCGTCCGCCGCGAACACCACCACCGCGCCATCAGGGATCACGCTCGCCGGATCCGCCAGATCCGCCCACGTCCCCGCCGGGATCACCGCCCACGCGGCGTCCCCAGCCGGATAGTTCCCGACACCCAGCCGCTCCCGCGCGAACTCATCCGGCGCCAGCGCCGCGCGTTCCTTCGCGATGTACTCCGGCGAGATGCGGATACCCAGCCCCGGGTTCGCCTGCGCCCACGCCACCGGATCCGCCGGGTCATAATCGTCCGGGTCCACCGACCACTCGAAAAACGCCAGCGACGCCGCATCTCCAGCCAGCGCCCGCGCCCGCACCGCCCCCAGCTGCTCCGACGTCGGCAGCCCGGCCGTCGAGGTGTACCAGATCTGCGGATTCGGCCGCGCGCTCAGCGTCGGCAGCAGCGCCGCCATCTCCTTATCGCCCAGGTTGTACGCCTCATCCAGGATCACCAGATCCGCCGAGAACCCACGCCCGGACCCGCCGCTGCGGGCGATGAACCGCAGCCGCTTCCCGTTCTTCAGCTCAATCGACTCCGCGCCCCGCTGCAAATACACCTGACGCACCCGGCGCCGGAACGACGGATGGCTGTCGATACGGCCCTGCACCCGGCGGAACGCCTCGCTCGCGGTCTTGAACTCGTGCGCGCTGTGCAGGATCAGGTCAGCGCCGAAGTCGTCCAGGAACAGCGCCGCCAGCTCGAGCGCCTCAAGGATCGCGCCCTTCCCGTTCTGCCGGCTGACGATCAGCGCCGCCTCAAACGCCGACCACCGGCCCGACGCCGCCCGGCCAAGCCCCTCCGCCAGGACCCACCGCTCCCAGTCGTCCAGCTTGAGGCCCACCGCCGCCGCCAGATCGGCGACCCGGTCACCCTCCGACGACACCGACGGCGGCACCGTGCAGATACGGGGCCGCTGATCACCCAGCAGCGCGCTTGGCGCGTCGAGCGTTGAGGTCATCGATAACGTCCCGTTCCGGCTGCTCAGCGGCCAGTGTCCGCAGGTCACCCAGCAGCGCCCGCAACTGCCCAGCCGCTGCGGCGGCCGCGACCGCGCCGCGTGCCGTGTCGATCTGGTGCGCCAGCGACACCGCCAGCGCCGCCGAACCATCCGCCTGGACGCTCACACGCAGTGACCGCAGCTCGGCGCGGACCGCGCGCTCCACCGGGCCGATGCTGGTGCGCTTCATGGCAATCCTCGCGTTTGCGCAGGTCAGAGCCTAAATGCGATTCAGACACACACGGATTTTTGGCTTGGGGGTCATGGCCGACCATC